TTGTCAAGCCCTCTTAGTGCATTTTATTTTTCCCAATCGAATGCTCTTGCGTCTCCAGTTTTTAGGTCCGTCCATTCAAGCTTTGTGTAACAGTGTCCGTCTGCATCAATGTAGTCTATTAGTTCGTAGTAGTTTTTGCCGCTTTCTGCTTGTCCGTAGATTTCGAGTTTTGCTATGGTGTTTTCGTTCAGTCTAGGCTTTCTTATTTTTATTACCTGCCTTTCTTTGATTATATTATACCACATTTTTGGAATTTGTCAAGAGTTTTTTGAAACTTTTTATTCGAGGTCATGCGGTAGGCGCGGTGCGCCGTGTGAAGAGCATGACGTGACTTTCCGGCTGACTGCCGCACTGCCTTTAATTCTGATTTTCCACACTTTCAACATTTTCAACAGGTTTTCCACGAAAAGTTGCACAAATGGTTTTGTGCATATTGCTATACTTTCAACAATTCAACAAGTTATCCACAAAAGTATCAACATCAAAATAATCCAGAAAATATCGTTCCAAGGATAAAAATTCATGGTATTCAACATTTCAACACTCCCTACTATTACGACTACAACAAGTTAATAATAAATAATAATAATATCATGCACGTGCGTGCGCGATTACGTGCGCGCGCGTGCATGTCAATATGGAATAAAATACTCAGCCAAGTAGCTTTACTTGATAGTTACTTGGCTGAGTGACACCAAAGTGTCAAAATACACCTTTGGCTTTGCTCATTTTCTTGGACATGGATGCTTCCTTGTCCTTTAGCTGCTCTGCGTATGACTTATCTGTTTCCGCGTTTCTTTCGATTAGGGACGCAATGGCTTTTTCTTGCCGATACTGTTTGATTCTCCACGCTTTTTCTGGGTTCTCCGCTTCCAGTTTTCGCCAGTAGTATTCTGGTATGGCTGCTCTCTTGCCGTTGGTAAGCTGTATGTATCCCTGTTGCCAGAGTCGCTCTTGATGGTCTTGAAACCATTGGTCTCCGAGTCCCGGCTTTCGGCTCATTGTGCAAAATGGAGGTATTAAACCCATTTTTTGGTAACGCTTTTTGTCGTTGCCGTATAGTTTCTTTGTCACGTACCCTGCAACATAATTATATGTCTCCGGTGTTGCCTGTGCTATGTCAACTGCACCTTGTCCCCAGATTTTGACCAGCTTATCACTTGTGTAGTGGCCGTTTCTGGATAGCTTGTGTATAGGTTTTAAGTCGTCTGGATGCCATCCGTATAGTATCATGTGGTAGTGTGGTCTTGCTGTGTTGTCTCCATACTCTCCGGCTAAAAAGTATCTCAGAGGCTCTTTGACGGCCTTTCTGAGCCTTTTTATAAAAAGTTGGGTATCTTCCACGCTCAGCGTTTGCGTTGTTCTTGGACGTTCTGAGGTGCCTTTCCAGACGTTTATTCCGCCTTTGTAGATTTCGCCTGTTTCTGTGTCTTGTGTTGGTACATGGCCATCATCGTACGTTAGCGTGATAAACCAGACACTTTCTTTGTCGTATCCGTATGCTTCCAGCTCCATCCGCGTTGCCCAGTCTTTTCTTTTGCGCAGTCTGCACCCGGTACACTGCCCGCATGGTATCAACATTACATCTTTGCGGTACATTAAATTTTCGTACGTCATTTTGGTCTTGTGTATCTCGTTAAAAGAGGCGAGTGAGTACACTCGCCCACTCGCCTCCCTGTCGTGAGGTACATAAAACCGGATTAGCGGTTTATTGCATCCCATTACTTTAGTTTATCCCTCCAAAATTCTATGTTTTTGTTTCCGATGAAGTCTCTTCCGGGTTTGTATTGGATTTCGTCTTTGGATGGTTTTCTTCCTGCGCCGCCGACCCCTGCGTTTAGGCTGCTTAGGTCGTTGAAGATGTTTTTGAATGCATTAAACGCCTTGTCTGCGCTGGTGTGCTGCCAGCTTGTTGCGTCTCCAACGGCTTGTGCTGCGTTGTACCATGCACTCTCGCTTTTGCTCCATGCGTTGTTATGGTTTTGGCTTACTCCTAGTGCGCTTGCACTTGCTGCGCTGCTGCTCGCGAGTCCCATGCTTGCGCCGCTGATAGTTCCTTGGCCGCCACCCGGTGTACTTGCTCCGCCTTGCTGGTATGCTAAGATTGGGTTGATGCCAGCTTTTCGCATATCGTCTACTGCTCTTTGATATGCTGTGTTACTCATCTGCTCTTGCCATGCGCGGTTTTTTGCCGCTTCGGCGCTGTTGTAGCTCATGGCTGCATTGTTGCTTATCTGGTTATATACGCCTTGCGTAATTGCTGCCATGGTATTATAACCCATCTGCTCATACATACTTCGACGGTTAAACTTTTGCTGGCTTTTCATGTTATCTTGGATTGCTCCAAGCATACTATTCCAGTCCTGCAAGTTTTGTTCTCGGTTTACCCCGCTTTCGCTTTTGCTTTGGCCTCCGCCCTCGCTGCTGCTCTCGTTGTGTTGCTGACTGCCTCCGCTGCTTTCGGTCATGTTGCCGCCCAGAAGTTTGTTCATGCCCCATCCAACAACTGTTGGTATTGCTTGTTTGAGTAGTGGCAAGCCTATCGATGTTAATAAACCCATAAAAATAGACCCGGGGCGACACCCCGGGCCTTCCCCCTTTCCTTTTTAGTGATGATCCACGAGTCCCGGAATGCTGTACATGGGCATCGGTCTGACGCTGGTGTTATCAATGACTGTGTCCATGATAAATTGCGGTTCGTTGTCCACTGCCAGAGTCCTCTGAATTTCGGAGTCTCCTTCTTTCATCCATGCCTGACTTAGGCTCGGCGTTTCCGTGTAGTTGTCGCCATAGTGCCAGCTGTCCAAGGTTCCTTGAGCGTTTGACCGGAATTTGCCGCTGATTCTGTTCGGCTTCATCCGGTATTCGGCCCAAGCTTCCTGATAGCCGAATGCCTGTTCATCCGTTGCCGTTCCGGTGAGGTACAGTTCTTTTTTGAGTATGGCTTGCTCTCCCAGATTTGCGAAGACTGGGTAATAAAAATCCAGATTTGTTTTCCGACTCCACATCCGCTCGAGTCCCTGCTGATAGGTGTGGTCATGCCGGATGCAGCACACTCCGATAACAAATCCGTGTTCTTCAAAGCTCTTCGTGAACATACTGCCGTTGTACGGTGTAACGCTCACTGCTGCGGTGTTGCCCTGCGGGCTTTCTGTCGTTGTGCCGCTGGTCTGGATGACCTGACTCATGTTGATGGTGATACGCGTGCCGCCCAGATATTCTGGAATCTGTACTGTCTTGTCGCTGATTTTGGTGTGAAACAGCGAGTAAATCATCTCACGGTAGCGAGAGCCGCCCCGGGCCAGCTCCTCGTAGTACTTTTGTACCTGAAATGCCTGTCGCAGCTGGTTGATAGTTGTTGCTTGTATTTTGCTTAAGTTTGCGCCGATGTATGCTACTTCACTTGTTTCGTCGCCCTTTTGGTTGCTAAACAAATAGCCATCTTTTGTGACACCATCCATTAATCCGTTCTGCCGTAGCATTGCGTTTTGGCTGTTGTCCCATCCCCACGGATAGCTTACACTACCAGTCGATGTGTTTTTTAACCAGCCGGCTTCTTTTGTCATGTCTTTGTCGAGGTATGCTTCAATGGGTGCATTTCCAGTCAGCGGAATTGTTACCGGTTGGCCTGCTTTCTGTGGACTCGGAAGCGCGCTGGTGAAGTAGTCGTGGTATTTGTTGACCGGAAGAGGTCTGCCGCCGGTGTATGCGTTTTGGAGAATATATTCCAAGTCCGGCGTTGCCGCGTCCATGCCCTTGGTCTCGTCGTCCGTATAGTTTACGGTCGCGTCTGCATCGCTGTTGATGGCCGGATTGTCTACATTCTGGTCTCTGAACCACTCCTGCCATATCATAGCATATGCTCTCATGGGCAGCGCGTTGATGCTGAAGGCTGTGTCTTCTCCCTTGCTTACCTTGGTTGGAATGCCCATGTAGTCAAGGATGCTGCCCTCATAAGGTGCCGGCTTTTCTGTGGTGCCGGTTACTTTGACCTGCGGAATGGTGTATTCCTGAGTCTGTGCCCACGGTCCCGTATCGTTTTCGCCCATAAACCGTTTGAAGTTTTTCCAGAGGATTCTGCAAGGGACATTAAAATAATAAATGTCCATGTGACAGTTATCCATAACCGGGAAAATAGGCGTTGTCATGCGGATAATCGCCGCTTGGTCAATGCTGAAGGTGTCACCCGGGAGCACTTCGTCCACGTAGAACGGAATAAGCTGTCCTGCGTTCAGCGTTAACTTGACGTCCTGCCGCCGTTTGAATCGACTTCGCGTGATGTCCAAGCGCGGTACTTGGTTGAATCCTGCGTCTTTGTTCCTGTTCACTCTTTAGCCTCCGCTGCTTCTGCTGTCTTCGTTGCTTCGGATTCGGCCTTTTTTTCTTGGTAAATGCCCAGATTTTTGGCCCATTCGATGCTTCCGAAACTTGCGATGAATTTGTCTACGTCGTTGTCAAACTTGAGCTTGATGTCTTTCGGCACCTCGTCCCAGATTTGTTCTGCTCGCATCATGATGTTCTGGAGTTCGGCCAGATTCTGCGGTGCTTCGGTGTAGTCTTGGATGCCGCCTCCGATGTCCGGCTTGATACGTGCTGCAATGTCTGGGTCGATGCTTGCTCTCCGGATGATGTTTTCCAGTTTGGTTTCCTCGAGATAGCTGTCGATTTCTTCCTGCTGGTCGATGGTCTGGTCGAGTCTTAGCACTTTTTCGCCTTTTTCGTTGCGTTCCCAGAGGTATGTGCGTCTTACGGTTTCCCCGGCCTCGGTCGGCTTTGCTGTGGCGGTCTGCCGCCAGTTACTTACTGAGCGATATGCCATCAAAGATGTTCTCCTTCTCGTTCTCGAACAGGCCGGTTTTTTCGTCGAATTTCGCCAGTCTGACCAGCCTGTAGTCGCTCGGCGTCTTGCTCATCATGTTGTGTTCGTCGGTGAGCGCAATCTTAAAATTGCGCTCCGCCACCTTGTCTTCTCGCTCCGTGAAGATGGTGATGTAGCCCATCACACAGTTGTCGAAGATGCCGTACACGTTGTTGCTCATTTGCTTTTCCTCCAGTTTTTGATGATGTCGATGCCCATTGCGATGAGCGCGAATGCTGCGCTGCACATTGCGATGATGGTTGCTCCGGCTCCTACTGCAATCATGACGTTCACAGCCTGATGCCCCCTCGCATTGCGCCGCTGCCAAGGTTGATTGCCTTGGTCTTTTTTGCGGTCTTGTTGTAGATTTTTGCGTCCTTGGACTTGCGGACTTTACTCCTCTTTGCCATGGTTGATTTCCCTTCTGAGGATTTCCACCTCAATTTCCGTTGCTTTTGCTTTTTTGCGGAATGCCATGTCAAGGTAAAATTTTGCGTCGTCGTACTTTGCGGCCTGTCGGAGCAGCTTGTATGCGGCGTCGATTTCCTTGTAGGTTCGCGTCAGTTCCTCCATGAGGTTCGCATCGGTCTGGTCTCTTACGTTCCACGTTTTCACCTTGGTTACTCCTCGGGTTCGTTGTTGCCCTCTACTGCGTGATAAATCTTGTCCAGCATAGCCAAGATTTTGCGGATGTTGTTAAACAGCGCGTTGATTTCCTTGATGGTCAGAGCGGTTCACCTCTTTCTAAAAATTATTTTGTATAAATGGCATTGTAAAACAGCACTTTCCGCTGTCTAACTATTTATGTTGTATCACAAAAAAGAGGGCTTGTCAAGCCCTCTTAGTGCATTTTATTTTTCCCAATCGAATGCTCTTGCGTCTC